CCGGCCTATTTTTAGACGGAATCGACGATGAACCAGTCAGAAACCGAAACCGGCATGCCGAAGTTCGACCCGCACGCCTTCCCGCGCGGCGTGGTCGCCGGCGAGATCACGGCGAACCGGGCGATCACCGTCGCTTGCCGGCGGTGGATGGCGGACCTCGAGCGGGATGACATCTACTTTGATCACGACGACTGGCTGGGTTACGAGGCGATGCTGGACGACCTGGTGATCAACGACGGCCACCAGCTGAGCGGCACCAAGTTCGAGCTTCTGCCGTGGCAGGCGTGGGTATTCGGTGCTGCGTTCTGGAGGCGCAAGGAATGCGGCAACAGGCGGTACAAGCAGATCGCGCTTGAGGTGGCCCGCGGCGCCGGCAAGACGACATCGGCCGCCACCCTGCTGCTCTACTTCGCCAGCACGATCGAACGGTCCTCGACGGTGATCCTTGCCAACACGGTGCAGCAGGCCCAGGTGGCGTACCAGTCGGCTCGGGCCTTCGCGGTCGACGCCTGGGGCGATCACAACGACCCGGATACCGGCGACGAGGCGGGATGGGAGACGACGAAGCTAGAGCTGCGGTGCAGGGCGTCGAAGGGCAGGATCGAGACAAAGGCGGCACGGGCGACGACGCTCGACGGCCTGAAGGGCGTCGTGTACCTGGTCGATGAATCCAGCGAGCAGACGAGCGACTGGCTGTCGAAGATCACCAGCGGGCTGGGGAAGAACGTCCATGCCCTGATGCTCTCAGTGACGACGCCTGGCGGGATCTCCGCCGGCCGGGACTCGCCCTACTACACGAAGCGGCGATCGTGGGAAATGAGCCTCGAGGAGGAGCATTGGGACATGGAGGTGTTCGCGGCGTTCTTCGGGCTGGACGAGGAGGACGACATGATCGACGGCGGGCCGGACGTCTGGATCAAGGCGAACCCGTCGCTGGGACACACGATCCCGGTGGAGTCCTACCACCGGCAGCTGGCGACCTACCAGGCCGAAGGAGACATGGAGACGTGGGAGCGGATGGCCTGCTGCCGGTTCTCCACGAAGGGGATCAAGTGGGTAGGCGGCGACGTCTGGCAGGAGAACACCGGACACCCGCCGGAGTACCCGGCTGCCGGCGTGGCTGTGTACGCGGCGATCGACTTCAGCAAATCCTTCGACATCACGAGCCTGTGCTGGGGCTGGTGGCACGAAGCCCGGTTTTGCATGCGGTGGCATCACTGGGTGATCCGGCAGGAACCTGGAAGCCGCAAGCGGGACTACCAGCGGCATCTCAACGCCTGGGAGAAGTACCCACACGTGACGGTCTGCGACAACTCGGTGCAGTACGAGTTGGTCCGGGAGAAGCTCTGGGAGCTGAAGCAGCGGACGAATTTGAAGCGGATCGGCTACGACGCCATGGGCGGCATGAAGGTGAACATGGAGGGCTGGGGCGATCTCGAGGACGGCTACAACGCCGAGACGGATTTGCCCATGTCCAGGTACCCGCAGACGATGGTGGCGCTGGGGCCGGCGACGTACCTATTCGAGGGTTTTGCAAAAGATCGGAAATTTTGCTTGCAAGATTGCGCGGTTGCACAGTATGCGCTTGCAAATGTTGTTTTAGAAGGTAATGTAAACGGGGCTTATCGGCCGTCGAAGTCGCCCCACAAGACGCGGGGAATCATCGACCCGATCGTGGCAGCCGTGATGGTGTGCGGGGTTTTGATCCAAGAGGGTGCGGAAAGACCGGGGGCGTATTCGGACCCCGACGCAATCGCCTTCTAATTCGTGTTCCGGGGGGAACGATTTGGACATCCGTCGATTCTTTCGATGGCCTCGAGTAAACGCTGCCGGCGGTGCTGGCGCGGACGGCTCGTGGTGGCCCAGTTATCCAAACCAGAACAGCGACAGCGTCGCCCAGTTCGCACAGTACCCGCCGAGGGCGATGCGACTGCCGGCGGTGCGTCGAGCTGTCACTGCGATCAGCAGCGACCTGGCACGGATGCCGATCCGGGCGTACGTCTACAACGGCGACGAGTGGACCGACATTGGCCGCGATCCGATCGTGATCGCGTTGACCGAGCAGGCCAGCGAGTACCACACGTCGGCCGATTTCAAGCGGTGGATGTTCACGCAGTGTTTGACGTGGGGGAATTCGTTTGCCCTGATCAGCCGGCGGGGCACGTCGTTCGACCAGTTCATCCCGCTGAACAACAGCGACGTGCAGATGAACCGGGCCGCTGACGGCCGGTACTACTACACGACCAGCGAGTACGGCGACGTCGCGCCGGCCGACATCATCCACCTGCGGATGCCGTCAGCAGTGCGGCAGCTGTGGGGCGACTCGCCCTGCGTCGACGCAGCTCGCACGATGGCGATGTCCAGCCTGCTCGAGACGGCCGGCCTCGAAGGCTACCGAGCGCCTGGAGTTGGGAAGCTTGCCATCTCAACTTCTGAATCCGTAGGGGCTAGCGGAGTAAGGGCCATGGCGGATTCCTTTGTGGCAAGCCACACAGGGCCACAGGGAATGCTCCGCCCGATCATCGCCCAGAACGGTGCGACGGTGCAGCAGGTCGGTCGCAGTCTGGTCGACCAGGACTGGATCGCCGGCCGCAAGAACGCAATCGAAGACGTCGCGCGGGTGTTCGGCATCCCGCCCTACGTCCTGTTCAGCGAGTCGGGATCGGCCTACACCGCCGAGCAGTCCCGCATGTACGCGGATTCGCTGGCGGCCTACACGGACGCCTGGGGGGCGGAGCTGGGATCGAAGTTGTACGGGGCCGACTACTGCGTCAAGTTCGACAAGACGGCGCTGCTGCGTGGCTCGTTCAATGAGTCGATGCAGGCGTATCGAGAAGCGGTGCAGCTGGGCGTGATGACGCCGAACGAAGTACGCAAGGAACTGGGGCTAGCGCCCATCGACGGCGGCGACGACATGTACGTCGGTCCCAACATGCAGACGACCGGGGGGTCTGATGAAACGGAAGCTGGAAACGCGGCTGATGCCGACGAGGTCGACGACAACGACCTCGGATAACTCGGTGACGGGAATCGCTGTTCCTTACGGCCAGCTGTCGCATCCGATCCAGGGTGCTGGCAGGTCGTTCCGTGAGAAGGTGAAACCTGGCGCGCTGACCTACGACGAGAACACGGTGCTTCTAACACAGCACGACCAGCGAGGCGTACCGCTCGCGCGGGTCGGCGCCGGCACGTTGTCGTTCCGAGAAACGAAACAGGGCCTCGAGTTCACAGCAACGCTGCCGGAATCTCGGGCCGATCTCCGCGAAGCGCTTGAACGAGGCGACATGAGCGGAGCAGTGTCGATCGGTTTTTATGTCGAGGACGACGGGGACCGATGGACTCACGCAAACAAGCAGAGCCTTCGTGAGGTGACACAGGGTCACCTTGTCGAATTGTCTCTGGTTTCACCTGCTGGCGCATATCCGGGCGCTCGCATAACACACGGAGGGAAGCCCAATGGCTGACCTGGTTTCGATGCGGGCTGACGCGATGGAAGCCCGAAAGCGTATCGACACGCTCCTTGCGGTCGATGGTGATCTGTCTCTCGAGCAGGCTAACGATCTCGAAAAGGCAGACAACGAATTCCGAAAGCTCCAGGACCAGATCAAGGTCAGCGAGATTCGGGAGTCTGCGACGGCGTCTCTCAACGCGCCCAGCTACGAGTTTAAGCCCGAAAAGGCGACTGCTGTGCGTCAGAACATGCAGTTCGATTCCCGCGCTCAGTTCGCGAAGAACCTGCTCACTGAACTGCGGCACGGGCCGGGCAGCTTCTCGAAGCGGATGATCGACTTCGATTCTGGCGCTACTGGTGCGACCAACAACGCAGCCGATCTGCTTCCGGTCGATCTCCAGAACGAGATGATCCGACTGCTCAGCTCCGTCTCGGCGGTGCGTTCGGCCGCGACCATTCGCACCTTCCCGAACGACGTCGAAATTCCTGCGGTGTCGAGTCGCGCGACCATCACCGCCTACACCGGCGAAGGTGCTGCTTTCGACAACTTCGATCCTGACTTCACGAAGCTGCGGATCCGTTCGTTCAAGTCGGCCGCCGAAACCCTCGTGACCGAAGAGGTCCTTGCAGACTCTCGAGGCGGCACGGTGCAGGAGATTCTCCAGCAGCACGCCGAGGCTCACGGCTTCTTCTGGGAAGGCAAGTACCTCGGGACCGGCGCTGCTCAGAACGCCACCGATGTCGACGGCATTCTGGCAAGCACCTTCACCGCTGTTCCTGGTGCCCCTGCCGACACCACTGCGGCGGCTGCGACCACTGCGGCGGCCGTCACCTATGACGACCTCGTCAACACGGCGTTCGGCATGGAAGCGGCGTACTGGAACCTGCCGAAAAGCTGGATCGTCGGTCCTGCGATGTTCCGGGCGCTCCTTGCCCTAGACGACCAGAACGGCCGCCCGATGCTGCTGCCGGCGGCGACTGGCACCGCTCAGGATGCTCGAGCCAGCTTCAACCTGCTCGGATATCCGATCTTCGTGTCGGATGCGATGCCGGCCGCTACTACCGGGAACTTCGCGGCGGTGCTTCTGTCCCGCGAATCCTACGTGGTCGCAGACAGGCAGGGCGTGACCAGCCAGATCGACCCGTTCACCAACGGGGCGAGCGGGATCACGGCGTACAGGACGTTCCTCCGTTCGGACGGTCGATGGCTGCGGCCTGAGTCGTCCGGGCGTCTTGTCCTGGCCTGATGGGTTGAGCCTTTCTCCGGGGTCGGGGCCTTCGGGTCCCGGCCCTGGATTCCGGGGGAACCGATGAAGATCACGAGCCAGTCGGCCCACAATTTCCAGCTGTCGGCGTTCCGGGATCACTGTCGGATTCCGTGGACAGATGACAACTCCGCGCTTCAGCGGTCGCTGGACGCCGGCGTGTCGATGTGGGAGAAGGCGACGAACTGGTATCTGCGGGCGACGACGATTGAGATCGCAATCCTGCCAGGCATGCAGGTTCCGTTCGGTCCGTCGCCGACGATCTCGAGCGTCACGAAGTACCGCGATGGCGTCAGCGAGGGAGCGGTCACGACCGACTGGTATCTGGCGAACGTCTGGGGGGCCACAGAATTCCGTCTGACGGCCTCGGGCACATGGGACACCCGATGCGAGTACCGGGCGTCGATGTCCGTCACAGGCGACGTGCCGGCCGATGTGAAGGTGGCCGTGTTTGATCTGGGAAACCACCTGTTCACCGATCGGGAGGGTGTTTCAACGATGACGTACAACAACGTCCCGCTGTCGCTGCGGACCCTGATCCAGAATTATCAACTGGGGGGCCTGTGAGCTTCGGCGGACGTCATGCTGTTCAGTTCTACAGCGCCTCCGAAACGGCTGACGCAGCCGGCTCGGAGACTGTCGCGTACACGCTCGAGTTCACCGCGATGGTGGACTTCCGGGTGGAACGTGTCAGCAAGACCGACGACGGCGAGATCCGGCAGTCTGGGAAGCTCACCGCCCTGGTCCGCATGCCGTTCACGGAGTCGATTGGCTTCGATTG